ATCTCAAGGATTGCGGACACGATCTGACCTTTGACTTTGTCAAGGGCTATGATTGCGCCGTCGCTCGTAACGAGATCGCCAAGCTCGCGCAGATGGGCGGATATGATTACGTGTTGATGGTCGATTCCGACACGATCATACCGCCTGAGACGCTTGAGTATATGCTGGATCCCCCGGCCGACGTTGTCCTCGGCGTCTGCCCGCGTAAGAACACGAAGGACGGAAAGACCGCCATCATCAAACGGGGCTCACAGGGATATCACGACAGCTACCATTACAGCGATCTGCCGGAGACCCGGACGCCCGTCAAAGGCGGCGGGTTCGCCTGCGCGCTGGTAAGAACGAACGTATTCACACGGCTTGATCCGCCGTGGTTCCAGTATGTCACCAACGCCGATACGTCGACGCTGTCAGAGGATTATTACTTCTGCCAGAACTGCGCGACGATGGGTGTGACGGTCCATGTGGAACCGCGCGTCAGATGCGGACATCTGGCACGGTACTATCAGTACGAGTGAGGTGAGCGAAATGGTGAAGTTTATCAACCGGCTTACCGGGAATCCGATGTATGTTGCGGAAGACCGCAAGGATGAGTATCTGGCGGCGGGTCACAAGCTCGCCGGCGGAGCCGTCCCGGAAGCAAAGCCGAAGAAAACGGCGGCAAAAAAGACGCCGAAGAAATGAGGTGAGCGCTATGGGGTACGCAACGATTGAAGACGTCGCAGCCGGATTCAGACCGCTGACGGCGGACGAAGGCTCAAAGGCCGAAGCGCTCATAGCGGAAGCCGCGACCATCATCGACGCTTACGCTCTCTACGCGGAACCGGACGCGAAGCGGGTTGTCACCTGTAACATGGTCCGCAGGGCTCTTGCCTCAGGCGAAGGGATCCCGCTCGGAGCGACTCAAGGCACGGTCTCTGCGGGCGGGTATTCCCAGAGCTGGACGGCATCCAGCGGCACGGGCGAGCTGTACATCGGCAAGCTCGACAAGCGGCTGCTCGGCATATCCAACAAAGTCGGGATCGCGTCTCCCTATAACGAGGTGGTCGTATGATCGTGGGCACCAACTGCGAGCTGTACCGCGTGAGCGCGGACGGTATCGACCCTTTTGGAGCTCCGACCGGGGCTCCGGAAAAATACGCCACCATCGTCAATGTGCTGGCGGCTCCGGTCAGTTCCGAAGACAACGCTACGGCGGCGCAGCTTTACGGACGTGCTGCGACTTACGAGCTGTGCTTTCCGAAGGCAGTCACGCAGGAAGACCTGCAAGGCGTCCTCGCCGGCGGTTTTGTCAAACTTCCGCTGCTGTCGGGCTTTGAGTTCGACCCGGTGGGCGAGCCGATTGAATACATCGAGGAAAACGTCCCGCTGCTCTGGAATATCAAGTTAAAGGTGGCGTTAAGACGATGATCGAACTTATTGTCAAGGACATCCTTGAAAACGCTCTCGCCGTTGACGTGCTTATGGAGCTCCCGGACTTTGCGACATACCGCCGCGAGAACTTTGTTTTCCTTGAGAAGACAGGATCAGGACGGCAGAACCACATCAACGAAGCCACGGTGGCGATTCAGTCATACGGCGCGAGTTTATATCAGGCGGCCAGCCTGAATGAAGAAGTCAAGGCCGCGATGGACGCTGCCGGGCTTGCGGATCCGAGGATATTCTCGGCGAAGCTCGACAGCGACTACCACTTCAGCGACATTGACAATCACAGATACCGTTACCAAGCGGTTTACAACATAACCTATTAATGGAGGCTTATTATGGGCATTTCAAACGTATCAGCCGGTAAACCCGCGATCGGCGGCGCGGTGTACGTCGCTCCTGTCGGCACTTCAATGCCGACCAACGCGTCCTCTACTCTCGGCTCCGCGTTCACGGGGCTCGGCTATATCTCTGACGACGGCCTTACGAACGAGCACTCGCCCGAATCCGACGTCGTTAAGGCGTGGGGCGGCGACGTCGTCCTGACGGTCAACGAGGGGACAGAGGACAAGTTCACGTTCAAGCTGATCGAGATCCTTGACGTGAACGTCCTGAAGTTTGTATTCGGCGACAGCAATGTGACCGGAAATCTCGCTACCGGGATTACTCTTACGGTCAAAGGCAGCATACCCGAGACGAAGTCGCTCGTTGTCGATATGGTACTCAGAGACAAGGCGCTGAAGCGCATCGTCATTCCCAACGCTCAGATCAGCGAGGTTGCGGAGGTGGAATATACCGACAGCGACGCGGTGGGCTATGAGGTCACCGTCATGGCGCTGCCGGATGACAACGGCACGACTCACACCGAGTACATTCTCCGCACGGCCAGCGGCCAGAGCGGACAGAGCACATAACGAAGGGAGACAGGCACATGGTCACCGGTAAGACATCCAGCGGCTACGAGTATAGCTTCGATGAATCCGTCTGTCAGGACTGGCGGTATATCAAGGCGCTGAAGAACGTGCGGAAAGGGACGAAGGACCCGGGCGCGTTCATTGACGGCGCGACGGCGCTGGTGGAGATATTATTCAACGATCCCGAAAAGGAAGAAGAATATTATCAGTTCCTCGCGGAGCAGCACGGCGGCCGTGTTCCCTCCGACGTCGTTTTCGGCGAGGTCAACGAGATAATCACGGCCATCGCCGAACAGGGCGGCAAAGCGACAAAAAACTGATTCTCCTCGCCTCATTCCTGAGTGACGGCGAGGATGAACTCATCTGCGATTTCCAGCAATATTACCATATCGCGGACATATACGGGCTTGAGGCGGGCCGGGCAGCGGTGCTTGCCGCCGGACTGCCTCAGAGCTCCCGATCAATTATGAAATTAAGCGGACTGACCGTCGACAGCACCACACTGCTGCTGGCTATGGCGGTCGACGCATTGAATATCGCCAACTGGATGCAGTCGAGAGGCGGACGGCATAATACCAACCGGCCGAAACGGATCTCGAAGCTGCTGCTGGCAAAGAAAGACAATAACGACGTTCAGGGCTTCCGGGACGCCGTTGATTTTGAGATTGCGCGAGAGCGCATCCTGCGGAACGCAAAAGAGGTGGAACATAATGGCGACTGAACTCGGCAAAGCATATGTGCAGATCGTACCGTCCGCGCAGGGGATATCCGGGAAGATAGAAAAGGAGCTCAACGGCTCCGGAGCGGGCGAGGCGGCCGGCGAAAAAACCGGCGGCAAATTCGGCGCGAAGTTCCTCGCGGCGTCCGGCAAGGCGCTCAAGGCGGTCGGCAAGGTAACGCTCGCGGCGACCGGAGCTGCGGCGACCGGTGTGGCGTCCGTGGTCAAACAGAGCCTCAGCTCGTTTTCTGAATATGAACAGCTCAAAGGCGGCGCGGAGCTTATGTTCGGCGACGCTTACGATTTTATTGCCGAAAAGGCGGCGAACGCATATTCCACCGTGCAGATGAGCCAAAACGACTATCTGGCGCAGGTCAACAGCTTCGCCACCGGTCTGAAAACGTCTCTCAACGGCGATTCTCAGGCTGCCGCGGAGCTTGCCGACAAGATCGTCGGCGCACAAGCCGACGTTGTGGCTGCGACGGGCAACTCCGCGGAGAACGTCGCCAACGCGTTCGCCGGAATAATGAAGAACAACTTCACCATGCTCGATAACCTTCAGCTGGGTATCAAACCTACGAAGGAGGGCATGGAGGAGCTGATCGAGACCGTAAACAAGGCAAAGGGCACCGATTACGAGATGGGCAATCTCGCGGATATGCAGTCCGCGCTCATTGACTATATAGACATTGTCGGGATGGCCGGCTACGCGCATGACGAGGCGGCAGGTACGATACAGGGATCCCTCAGCATGACAAAGGCGGCCTGGGATAACCTGCTGACCGGTCTTGCCGATCCAAACGCCGACGTCGGGCAGCTGGTGGACAATCTTCTGACAAGCGCGGAGACGCTGCTTGACAACGTCCTGCCGGTCGTGGAGCAGGTCCTCGTCAGCATCGCCGACGCATTGCCCGGGGTCGTTTCAACGATTTCCGCGAAGCTACCCGGCCTGATTTCACGGATCTTGCCGCCGCTGCTTTCATCGGCTGTTTCGCTCGTGAACGCGCTGGCGTCCGCTCTGCCGGGGATACTGCCGGTCGTGATACAGTCTGCCCTTCAGGCGCTCATGACGCTGATCCCGGTACTTTTACAGTTGCTGCCTCAGCTGCTTAACGTGGGAATGCAGATGGTCCTGTATCTGGTTCAGGTTCTGATCCAGATGGCGCCGCAGCTGATACCTGCTGCGATACAGATGATCGCCAGCCTGATA